AACATTAACATATAATTTACACCCAGGAAATCCACTATTGTTAAATAATCTTATTTCTCCAGTTCTAACACCAGAATTATTCAAATATAATTTTTTCCATTGCAAATAATCTAATTGTTTAGCCGAATGCACTATTGTGCACGAACCACTAGAAGTAATACAGCCATCGCCAATTACCACAGCTATTATAGCATTCCTAGAATCTCTATCGAATTTCATTAACCCTCCAACACATATGCGTTGATTATTTTACATTTTAGTCGTTGCACCTTCCCATTTTTGGGCTTGGCTCAGTATTGTCCGTTCTGGAGTTTCACTGAATTCACAAAGTTTTCATTAAATGTTACCACTTAATGCGCCATATTAGTTTAGCGAATTTAATAGGATTTTAAAACACATTTGAGATACATTATATCTTGAAATTTCATTTAACAATTCTTTTTTTGTAATAATTAACTCATCATCAGACATATTCAAATAATCTGCCACACCATATACTCCTAATTCAAATTAAAATATTATTATATCATATAAATGTAAAATAGTCAATAAAAATTTTATAAATAATTGTATCATCCACGATAGACAAATATCTGATGATTCTAATCAATCTTCGTTAAGGAAATAACATGACCAGCAATAATATTTATTGTGTGTATTTAACTATATACACTGGAAATAAATTACCACCATTCTACATAGGTTCTGGAACTATATCAAAAATATACAATAAAACTAATCCATATAGAGGAAGCGTATTATCTATTGAATATAAAGATATATGGAGATCAGAATTAAAATATAATTCTTCGGCATTTAAAATAAAAATAATAAAGACATTCAAATCTAGAAACGAAGCATATATCTACGAGGAATATATTCAAAGATTTTTTGGTGTTGTCAAAAATGCATTATATACAAATAAAAGTATAGCGAATCGAATGTTTAATATGTTTGGTAAATCACACAAAGAATCAACGTTGGTTAAAATGCGTGTTTCTGGAAGAAATAAACCCAAAGCATCAAAAGAAACTCGACAATTAATGAGCATAAACAACAAAAATAAAATAACAATATTTGATACTAGAATAAATAAATTTATTAGAACATCAAAAGACTCTGAGAATTATGATGAGCTAGTAGAAAATAAGATTTTGATTTATACCGGAAATCTTAGATCAAAAGAATCGAGACAAAAAACTAGTTCAATAATTTCAAATAGATCGCATTACTATGATCCCATATCTAAACATCACATTTTCATAAAAAACACAGAATTACCTCCAAACGGATATATTAGAGGTTGTGGAGAAAATCAAAATGAAATTGCATCCAAAAGATTTAAGGGAGATAGTATATACCACAACCCAGAAACATTGGTCCAAATAAGATTACAAAAATCCGCAATTTGTCCAGATGGATTCATCAAAGGGAGAATTGATTTTGGTATATGTGGCAATCATTTTTCGTATAATATTAGAGTATTAGATTTAATAACAGGAAATATGAAATTTATTAAAAAAGGTAATATTAAAAAATATCAAGTTATACCAAATAGTCTAAATCTTATATGCATAAATTCGCCCAGAGGATTAATTATGTCTTATTCAGAATCAATATTAAAGACATACTTTGGAACAATGGGAATAAAAAATCTTATTGATAACAATAAAATTGTAAGTAATAGAAATAAAAATGTTTGGTTAAAAGAAAATCATTTAAATAAAAAGATTTCTGATATCGGAGGATTTAAATATTATCCGATATCAGAAATAACTATGGAACTTATATATTCACTAGAAAAAGAGGGATATGTGTGGGTATTATAACCCACGGTTTTTCAATTCTTTCTTCAACTCTTCGAGCTTTTGTTCTGATGAAATCATAATATTCTTAGATGACCTTCGCATATCCATGAAGACATCAATCATTTCAGGCAACATACCTTTCTTTGATTTATCGAACATAGCGCCATTAGCTGCAGTAGAATATAGTTTTGATGGTTTACATTCTTTTCTCATTAATCCAGATACAGAAATGTCAACATCAACTCCAATATATGTCTCAGGAGAAATATTCCAAGCTTGCATTATAGACGGATATAAAGCAGTAGCATCTTCAGACAATACCCAATGATACATTCCAGGAATAGGCTCTTTAACATAAGCACCCTCAAATTGTTCTGCTTTGTGCCCAGAAGCTTTTTTAGGGATAACTATATCTTGAGACTTTAATTGATTATATATCAACGCATCCCAAGTTCTAATCGGAGAAAATACATCCGTATAATTAACTTTCGCCAAATATGCCAACATCAAAGCTTGATTAATTAAATTCAACTTTTCTTCAAGTTGAATCACACGCATGACATCAATAATATTATAATCTAAAAATTTGGTCCATCCGAAAGTGTAGAATTCTTTAAATGTAGGAAATTCGGAATGGTCTAATTTTCCAACACCCAATTCAACTTGACTAATAAAATCTAATGTATTTTGTTCTCTTTTTATATATGTAAATTTGAGATATAATGACAAAAAATCTAACGAACTTATACCAGCAATATCATATTGTATATCTTCTTTTCCAAACTTACCTTTAACCTTTCTCGGATAAACCAATTTCCAAGGACTTAACCTTTTCACATGCTCATCGCCCATAACATTAGATATTCTATTTACCAAATATGGAATATCAAACCCATCAATATTAAAACCAGAAACTACATCAATATTAATATTATTCCAATGATCTAGAAATCTGTTTAATAAAGAATATTCATCTGCACATAATATAATATCAGCACCATTTTCATTATTTCCAGTATATTCTCTGGATGTAAATGTTGTAATTTTCTTTGTTGCCAAATCCCCGATAGAGATTAATAATATTTCTTCTGGTGCTGTTAATTTATGTTGAACTGCATTAACATTTTCAGAAGCAGTTTCTATATCTATAATTTGAATGGATAATTTGTTAATATCCCAATCAACAACACCTTTAAATTTATCAGAAAGATATTGGACCGAATAATCAATTTCTCCAAATATTTCAAAATTATCAACCTCTTCATATCTCTTTATAAAATCTCTAGTTTCTTTAATAGAACCAGGTTCTATTTGATCTACGTATTTACCACTCAAAGTTTTAAATTTAGATTTTACTTTTGATGATACATAAATTTTTGGGCTATATTCATATTTAAATTGAACACGATTTCCGGAAGAATCGATACCCCTATAACAAACATTATCCCCGACAATTTTTACATTTGTATAAAATTCACCCACACTATTTCCTCGTAATAAGAACTCATCCTTGAGTTCTAAGTTAAATCTTATCTGCCTAATATAATTTTTGGAGTTGGTGCTACAATATGACCATAAATTGTATTATATTGATCTAAAAATTGTTCATCAACATCAACAAAGAAAGGTATTAATTTAGGATTAATTACTAATTTTCCTTCAGACTTTGGTTGAGAATATTGTGGGAATGGTGCGAATCCATAGGATTGTTCTTCTGGATTTTTTCTTGAAGGGACCAAAACCAATTGGATTGCATTAACATATACATCACCTTGTTCTGTCGATTTAACAAATTCTGCTATAACATCTTCACCAGAAATTGTTCTAAACATTCTAACATCTGTCATTTTTATTCCTTTTTATTAATTTAAAAATATATTATAACATATTTGTTGTAATTAGTCAACACATTTAATTACTCCTATGCCACACTTTTTAAGAAATTCAATTCCATCATTGCATCTATATTCTTGTTCATAATACACAGTGGTTATCCCAGATCCATATATAATTTTCGAACATTGAATACATGGGCTGTGCGTACAAAAAATTGTTGCACCAACACCAGACTCTGAAGATTGGGCCAATCTAGATATTGCATTGCTTTCTGAATGGATTACTTCATCATAAGTCTTCATACCTTTCCAAAAGAAAGTTCCGTCAATAGGAGCGAATCGTTTTTGTTCTTCTTTTGGGGTAGAAAAGTATTCTGAATCTGATAAAAATGTTGTATTCTCACATGTGTTTGGTTCCCATCCAGCAGGAAGACCATTATAACCACAACTAATTATTCTATCATTTTTGACAATAACAGTTCCAACTTTTAATCTCTCAGCATGAGAAAGATTTGCCGTTAGTTTTGCAACATCCATGAAATATTTTATGAATTTTGGTTTCATTTTAAGCTCTTATAGTATAAAGATATATTATAACATAAGATTAGAAAAGGAGCAAGTAATTTCTTGCTCCTTTTTGGGATAGATATTATCTAATTTGGAATTTTTTAGGACGTTTTGATTCTGGAATGATATTAGTTAAATGAATAGATAACATACCTTCAGATAATTTTACATCAGAAACTTCAACAGTATCTGCCAATGTAAATTCTCGTTTAAAATCTCTTTGCGAAATTCCTTTATGTAAATATTCAGGATATTTTTCTAATAACGAATCTAATAGTTCTTCTAATTCTAGAGTTTCTTTAGTTTTAACTACCACACCAACCACAGACAATTTACCAGAATCTAAACTCACTGAAATATCCGATTTTGAATACCCAGCAACAGCTAATTTAATCACAAATTCATCAACCGACATTCTGATTATATCATAAGCAGGAAAATTGGTCTTTGGATTGGTTTTTTGACTATCCAATTCTTGAATTTGTTTAAACAATTCATCAAATCCAATCAAAGCGGTGCTGTGAATTGATCTGCTAAATTGTTCTGGTTTTAAGTTAAATTGTGACATTTAAATCTCCTTTTAAAAAGCAAGTTTTATTTCAAAATTCTTGATCCCCCGAAGCAGGACCAAGCTTTGTAGGAACACCCTACAAATTCTATTTATACCGAATTTCCTATCTTCATCGCAACACATTTACAATTTGTAATATCATTTTGAGCAAGAATAAATGCAGCAATCGAATTCAGTGGTTGCAATATTGCATTAATTTCGTGTATAGTTGGAGCAGCACCAGAAAGTAATCCCTGCGTTTGTGCAAGAACTCCAACAACACCAGCATCTATAGTATTAACTATTTGCTGAGCTTGTAAATATGTAACTCTAAGCGCATTTAATGCTTCTTGAGTAAACATACCAATTGGAGCAATTGATGCGGTATACCATTCATTATATGCAATTTGGGCCAAATCAACTTTAGTTGTTCTGTTATTTATTAATGCAGATTGATTTAAAGCATTAGTTATACCATTAGCTATATTAGGAACTAAAGTATCCAATTCATTCTGAACAGCGGCCATTTCACCCAACGCAGCATGAGTTACAGCATCAATACCTTGATTTACAGCACCAACAACTTGAGCAGCAGCAGCATCCGCAATCCCTTCTGCAATATCATCAAGACTCGCAGATTGAAGCATTGTCATCATTCTCATGGTATTTTGTAATTCTTTGGGAATCAAAGCATTTAATAATGCCCTAAGAATATTCATCCCCATCGGTTCTAAATTATATATTGCAAGAGATGCAGCAGCACTACCAGCAGTAAATGGATTTGCAGCTAATGATATTACTAACTGAGAAATCCCAGCGTAATGCGCAGTGATATCCTGTTCAGCTCTATCTAATCTAGATTGCAATCCATGTATCTGGTTATTCAATTCATTGGCACATTTTCCCATAACAAACTCCTACATCACTTTTTAATTTTTCCAATATTATATTTACTTACCAATATATAATCATTCTTTTCTTTATACGACAAAATTTTGAGTTGAGAGATTGGGACCAGCGGAAATGAGCATAAATGAGAATCTACGATTTCCAACAGTTCCCAATCTTCTAATAATCTTACTATAGTATTTCTTCTAGCAATATCATTTTCTTCTATATTATGGAGTTTATTATCCATAGCAAATAATTCTTTGAAGTGAATAACAACATATCTTCCTTGACGATGTAATACATGACAAGATTGATAAAGTGTATTATCTTTCTTTGATAACACACCAATTCGAGAAAGAGTTTCTTTAACTTTCAAAAAACTTTCTTCGTCAATATATACTTCTACACCAAATCCATTAAATATATCCATACTATACCCTCATAATACCTTTATCTGATAAAATAAAAGTATTTATAAGTCTGCATATGTTGTTATTTAACTACACCACCTTTATCCACAATATTTGCAATATTATCCAACTGTTCTCTTGTCAAAATTCTCATAGCTTCTTTTGCTTTCTCTGATGAACATTCAAAATATTCTTTAACATTTAACAAATCCTTAGAATCCGAAGATTTGAACCATTTTTGATATGGTCTTTTAGAAGCTCTTAATGAATGATAATAAAAATCGTATTGCAATTTATTATCTAAATGCGGATACATATTTATTTCGTTTACATATAAAACACAATCAGAATGTTGTGAAAGTGACATATTAACTACATAAGGTTTATATTCCTTCTCATTTTCTTCTGTTAAAATATAATTTTTCTTTTGAAGAATTGACGGAAGAAGATCCTTAAACAGGTCCATTATTGATATTCCATTTCCAGCATCATTTCTGTAATAAATGCTAATGTATTTATTTGCTGATCCGCAACAAATGCGTTTTGATATTGATATTTTGCGATTAACAACACCAATTGTGGAACAGAACTTGATTCCAATATATCATATGCATTATCATATATTTTCCGATATAATGACACAGAATCGATATCATCATTATCAGATAACCATTTTCTGGCAGCAACAAAATCTTTTTCTTTTAATGCTTTCATTAAAGGTGTTAATTGTATATCAGAAACTTGAGCTAATAAACCCGCATCAATAGTTCCACCCATAGCATATCTCTGTA